GCACCTGCGCGGGCTCGACCTTCCGCTCCTCGACCTCGGCCAGCGACTTCTCGATCTGGTCCTGCTTGAGGCGCATGCTGATGTTCTTCGTCAGCGCCTCGATGGCGGCGTCACGGCCCTGCCACTCGGCCTCTTCGTCGCCGTTCATGACGTCGCGCCCGTCCTGCGCGACCTTCTTCAGAAGAGCGGCGTTCTCCTCGTGGAGACGCTGCCGCTTTTCGATCAGCTCCTTGATCATTGCGGGGCACCTTTCTATTTGGGCGTGCCCCGCAAAAACAAAGGCGCCGCCCACAGGTTGTTGAAAACCCTGTGAGCGGCGCCGTCCCGGCGGCATCTCACAATCACCGTCACCGCCAAGCTGGGACCCCCAGCACCGCGGCGACGTTTACCGAATTTTTTTAGCGCATGTCCGCTATATCCACACTACCGATGCAACACCGGATCCCGTCAAGCGATAACTAGCGCCAGCCCGCGCGACGCTTCTCGAGCGCCGCTTGCAGCTCCGCAATCGTCGGCACCGTGCGCCGACGGTGCGCCGCGAGCGACCGCAGCGCCACCTCGGTTGACGGATAGGCCGGGAAGGTGACGATCGAGACCTCGCGGACGACCATGTCGGTAACCGAGCGGGTCGGCGGGTCGGTTTTGTCGTTCCAGTCCTCGCCGATGGTGCGGAAGCCGAACGACATCCCCGTCACGTCCCGCCGGCGAATCGACTCGACGATGTCGTGCGCGTAGCTCGTATCAGGCGGGTCGACCTCGATCAGGAGGCCGCGCTGGTCCTTTTGCACCCGCAGCGTCCCCGCGCTGAGCCGCCCGATCGGCTTCGCCGTATCGTGGTCGACCAGGGCGCGAAGGTCGATCCCCTCCCGCAGCGTCCGGTCCATCGCTTCCGGCTTGATAATCTCGCGGAAGCCGCCCAGGTTTTCCGACATGCGATCGAACATAATGGCGTATCCCCGGATCACCTTGGACAGCCCGCGCGTCTCGATGCGGAGCTCGGCCCCCTCGACGGGTCGCTGCTCGAAATGCTCAAGCATTGGCGATGACCTCCCTGATCAGCTCGTCAGTGAACGCACCGGGGCGGGTCGTCTCCCACCCGCTCACGAGCGCCCGCACGTTATTCTCGAGATCCTCGGGCGCGTCGAGCAGGACCGTCAGGCTCGCCCGTGACTCGGCCACATAGGGCGCGAGGAGCGTCCGGGCTTGGATCTCGGCGTCATCCGGCCGGCCGACGAGGGTGAAATGCAGACGGAGCGCCGGGAGGAGGATCTGCACGAGCGCCTCCTCTCGGGTGGCATAAAACGCCTCGATCCAGGCCCGGAGCTTCTCGGGACTCTGCGCGGCCCGACGCGCCCGGTCGGCCTCAAACCGCGCCTCCCTACGCAGGGCGCCCTCGAGGACGTCGCGGAGACGGGGAACCAGGGCGGCGACCCGGCCCGCCTGCGCCTGCCGGGCGCTCTCGAGCTCGTCCAGACGTGCCCGAAAAGCGGCCTGCTCGGCGTTCTGCGCGGCGTTATGTGTCCCGAGTGATGTCTGGATACCAGCCGCCTCGGCCTTCGCGCTCTCAGCGGCTTCGCGTGCCGCCTCGATCTCCTGCCGGGTGCTCTCGAGCTGCGCCTCGACGTGCTGGCGGGCGGCGTCGAGGTCGGGCCGGAGGAGCTCGGCCACCATGCCCGCAAAATGCGCCCGGTCGGCGGGCGTGTCCTCAGACTTCGGGGGGAGCGCCGCGACGGGCGCCGGATCCGGCCGCACCTGGGCGTCGATCAGCTCGTCGACCCGGTCGGCCGGCACCATGTTCTGCGGCACGAGGTAGATCTTCCCGGCCCCGTTCGGTAGCGGGTTCATGTTCTCCCGCTCGCGAATGTCGTCGGTCGACATCCAGCCCCAGTTTTTCGCGATCGCGTAGGCGTTAAAGCGGCTCGCGATGTCGCCGCGAAGCAGGCCCTCGACGAGATGCTCGTAAAACTGCCGCTTCTGCTCGAGCGGGCGGATCAGCTTCCGATTGCACTCCTGCTCCCACCGCACGAGCCAGAGCCGGAGGTCGACGACCCACTCGATCTCTTGCTGCTCGATGTTGGAGTAGGTCGCGCGGTCGAGGTCGCGCAGCTTGTGGGGCGGGATGTTAAACCAGCGCGCAATCTCAGAAATCTGAAACTTCCGCGTCTCGAGGAATTGCGCGTCCTCAGGCGGGATCCCCGCCTTCTCGATCTTGATCCCCTCTTCCGTGACGATCAGGCTGTGGGCGCCTCCGCCGCGGAGCGTATCGTTAAGGGAATTCTTCAGCCGCTTGTGCGCCTCTTCGCTCAGCTTGCCGGGATGTTGCGCCACGATGCCGGGCCACGCGCCGTTGCCAAAGAACGAGGAGCCGAATCGCTCCGTGGCGAGCGCCAGGCCGAGCGACTCGCGCGCCTTGCGGATGACGGAGTAGCCCTTGATCCCGTCGAAGCCGAGCCCTGGCACATGGAAGACGCGATGCGCCTCGAGCACGACCTGCTTGCCATCGTCCTGCGTGACGCGATACCGGATCTGCTTCGAGCCGGGATCGCGGTACGGCTCGACCATGTCGGGCGAGAGGAGGTAGAGCTCGGTCGGCCGGTCGGAGTTGTCGCGGATGATCTCGGCATAGCCGTTGCCCCACAGGAGGACATGCTGCTGTAGGGTCTCGCGGAAGATCATCGCGGTCATTTCGTCGTTCGGCGTCGACATCAGCAGCTTGTAGGTCGGATGGTCGACGTCCCGCTCCTTGCCGCCGCCCGGGATGCGCTTGTAGAGCGGCAGCGGCAGCGAGGCAATTGTGCCAGAGATCTGCGTCACCGCCGACCAGACGGCCGAGATGTTGAGCGCGGTGTACTCGTTCACCGCCACACCGGAGGCCACCGGCTGCGCGCCGAACAAGTCGATCAGCGCCTTATCCCCCGAGCCATAGGGGCCGAACCAGCCGCCCGAGCGGATTGCGGAGACCATCGAGCGCAGCGCGTCAGCGATCCTCACCGTGTCCCCTCCGTAGTGGCACTCAGAACGCCAGGACCCCGCGCCCCTCATAGACGCTATTGAGCGAGACGACCGGGAGCGCGACCGCGAGCGCGTTCACCAGGGCGCTGACCCCGTCAATCCGCTCGGAACTCTTCTTCTTCGACGGCTTGATATTTTCGTTATGGTCCTGCTCGACCGTGACGTTCGCCGCGCACCAGCGGAGAATCGGGTGGCCGCCATGGCGCAGATGGCCCTCGAGGACAATGGCCTCGAGCGCCTTGGTCGCCGCCGTCAGGCTCCCGAGCGTCTGCGCGATCGGCATCGCGGGGAGCCCGTCGGCCTGCAGCTTCGCGAGCATCTGCGTCGCGTTCCACGGGTCAATGCCGATCCGCTCCACCTGGTAGCGTTCGCCGTACTCGCGGATCCGCCGCTCAATGACGCCATGGTCGATCACGTTCCCCTCGGTGAGCTGCAGATGCCCCGAGCTCGCCCAGGCATTGAAGACACCGTGCCGCTTTACCCGGTCGGTGAGCATGTGCTGCGGGAGCCAGAAGTCGGCCAGCACGTCATAGCCGCCCTCGTCGTCGGGGAAGATCGCGACCAGCGCCGAGAGGTCCTTCGTGCTTGAGAGGTCGACGCCAATGAAGCAGCGCCGGCCCCTGAGCGCCTCCGGGTCGACCGCCGCCCGGCAGGCGTCCCACTTGTCCATCGGGAGCCAGCGCGTCTCGTTCTCCGTCCAGATGTTCAGGTGCAGGCGCTTAAAGGCGTTCTCGTAAGCCGGCAGCTCCTTCGCGCGCCGACACTCCTGCTCGAGATAGTCCTGCTTGATCGTGGTGCCCAGGCTCGGATTGGCCCGCGCCCAGGTCTCCGCAGACGTCCAGTCGTCATCGGTCGTCGCGCCATAGACGACCGGGAGATACGTCGGGTCGTCGATCACGCCCGCGCGCACCTTCTCGGCGTGCTCGTGTTCCTGCCAGCAGACGCTCGTCCGGTCGAAGCCGGCCGTCGTGATAATGAACATGAGCGGCTGACGGCGGGCGCCCGTGGAGGTCTGGAGGACGTCGAGCAGGTCCCGCGACTCATGGGCATGGAGCTCGTCGACGATCGCCGCCGACAGGTGCAAGCCGTGTTTGCTGTAGGCTTCCGACGAGATGACCTTGTAGCTCGAGCCCGTCGACGGCACCACGAGCTCGCGGCGATAAACCTGGGTCAACGCACTCAGCACCGGATCCGCCTCGACCATCTGCCGGGCGGCATCGAACACAATCGCCGCCTGCGCGCGGTCGGCCGCCGCAGAGACAATGTCCGCGCCCGGCTCCCCATCGGCATACAGCAGGAACAGCGCGAGCGCGGAGGCGAGCGTCGACTT